GTATTATCAACATGCTCAAAGGTGTTATGGCGGACAATATAGCCAATGACTCCTCTGATATGGTCAATTCTATTGCGTCTGAGTCTGTAACCGGTCAATCTGCGTCAACACGCATCGACTCCTCTGCGGTTATTGACACTATGCAGACCAGTGGCGATCATGGCGAGTTTAATGCTGTGGCTATGCACTCGGTTCAATACCGTGAGTTACAGAAGCAACAACTGATTGACTTCATCCCTGATGCACGTGGCGAAGTGAACATCCCAACTTATATGGGCATGCGTGTTATCGTTGACGACAGTCTGACTCCTCGTGCAGGAACAACTGATGGTTTTGTGTATAACGTCTACCTGTTCAACGCTGGCGCTTTTGTATACGGTATAGGTATGCCGAAGGTTCCTACTGCTTTGGAACGCAATGAAGATGCTGGTAACGGCGGCGGTGAAGAAATCATCTACTCTCGTCAGACTAAATTGTGGCATCCGAATGGCTTCCAGTTCACCGGTTCTTCTCTGGCAGGTAACTCTGCTACCTACGCTGAATTAGCTACTGCGGCCTCAATGCGTCTTACCGCAAAGTATCGGATAAGATAGCGAAAGAGGCAGATAAGAAGTAATGGCTCTCAAGACAGCATACGCTGACATTGCTACCGCAGACGGGTATTTGTCCGATAAATCGGATTGGATGACCTTGAGCGATGCAGTTAAAGACAGACACCTGTTAAACGCCACCTATTTTTTAGATGGCAAATATTCATGTGTTTGGTCAACACCTGCGGAAACAGAACAAGCGTATGCAACGTCTTTATTAGCTTATATTGACTCTACGGATGGTCTATTCACCTTAGATGAAACGAACGGTTCTCCTATTGTGGAGGAAGAAGTTGAAGCCGGTAGTGTCAAGGTTAAAACACGGTATTCGGGGAACTATTCAAACAGGCAATTGACCTCTTTGGATAAGTATCCACAGATTACTGCGATATTGAAAGGGTATTGTGTTCTAAGTGGAACGAATACGCTTACTAATTACAAGTTGGTGCGTACCTGATGTCCAGAGCGAAGGCATTGAGCAAATTGTCCAAAGCATTTGATGGCAAATTAGCGGATGCAGTGAAGCCGTTTATGTTAGTAGACAGAAAGCAAGGCACATACGACCCAACAACAGGCACAACTTCAGAAAGTGTAATGACTTATACTTTTAGGGGGGTGTTGTCACGCTATTCTGACTTAGAGATAGCCCGTTCAGATGGGCAAGTGACGGTTAATAATTTTAAGATGACCCTTTTAAGTAATGATGTGTCTATAGAACCTGAAACGAACCATATCATTGTGGACGTAGAAGGTAATGAGTATCAGATTACAGATATTGCCATTGACCCGATGGATGTAGCTTACGAATTGAGGTTACTGTAATGGGTATTAAGTACCGTAAATCGTTCGCAGCCACTTTCGGTAAAATGGCGGTGGATGCGGTCAAGGAAGAACTGAAGTCTACAGCGGAAACCTTCCACAAGGAAGTGACCAAAGGTGGGGCTTCCGGTGGGTACTTAATCAATCCTGTTATTACCGGACGACTTAGAGCGTCATGGGACATTAACACTACGGGTGCGTTCCATGATGCGGGGGAAGGCGAACATGGCTCCCCTGGTGCGTTAAAGGCTCCGATGGATACGAAGGATGTGCTGTATGTGACTAACGGTGCGCCTTATGTTGGTTTTGTTGAGATGGGGATTAACCCAAGACCGAATGTTGACCAAGCCAAGTTATTAGCGCATAGGAAGTTTATTAAATATGCGCTGCACAGGACGACTAAGAAATGACTCGTGGTGAAGCGCAGATAGTATTGGAAAGTGATTTTTATACTCGTTGGAGCAATGAGACCCCTGTTGCGTATGCCAATACTAATTTTGAGTCAGCGGGAAGAACAGAGTGGACACGTCACAATGTGATGTTCACTACGATAAACCAGATGACGATGGGGTATGACTGTGATTACCAACGTCAGAATGGTTTTTTAAATTTACAGTTCAGCGTTGCCTTAGATAATGGCTCTCGAAGAACTAACGAATTGCTAGACAAAGCAATAAATCTTTACTCAGGTGTCCGTGTAGGGGATATTCTCATTCACACCCCTGATGTAAATATCATAGGAGAGGTTAATGGTTGGTATGTATCAGACATTGATTTCGATTTTGAATTTGAATTTACAAGACAATAATTTAGGAGAATATCATGCCTACACAATACGCCAGTTCTAATAGAACAGAACTATCTTATGAAGAAGAAGTAACTTTCGGTACTAATCCCGATTCCGGTACACGTCAGGGGTTACGCTACACAGGGGAGTCGCTGAACTTCTCAATGGACAAAGGTACGCCTGAAGAAATCCGTGCTGACGGCATGTTGCCGCAGTTAGTAGTCCGTAACAGCTCTACCGATGGTAGTCTGGACATGCTGTGGTCATACGACAGTTATGACGATTTCATGGCGGCTGCTATGCGTTCCGATTGGACTACCGCTGTTAATGTATCGGCTACGGATATTGACGCTGCCGATGGTTCGAGTGCGTTCACTGTTACGTCTGTTGGTACAGCAATTGAAACAGACGTTTCTGTTGGTCAGTGGTTAGAAGTGGGTGGTTTCACTGACACTAATCTGAACGGGTACTTCCAAGTAACCGCTACGGGTGCAAATTCTATTACTTTTTCTGATCCTACGGATGCAGCGGGAACAGAAGCTGCCGGTAATACCATCACTATTAAAGGTTCTATGATTAGAAACGGCAATACTCTAAAGTCGTTTAGTATCACAGAAGATTATCTGGATGCCGCTACGCCCACTCGTTTTGTTCATACAGGTATGCGTGTTGGTGGTATGAGTGTCAATGCCTCAGTTGGTTCTGACTTATCCGGCTCTTTCTCTTTTATGGGTTTGAACACTACGGTTTCTGAAAGTCTGACAGGTACAACTACTGCGCCTAATTCGAACGCTGTTCTGTCATCGGTAACGGACATTAAGGACATTATGTTCAACGGTGCGGCAAGTGATGTGTGCTTTGAGTCACTGTCTATTGAAGTGGATAACCGTTTACGTGGTCAGAACTGTATCGGTTCATTAGGCTACTCAGGTGTGTCTTTAGGTTCTTTTGCTCTGACAGGTTCTATTAACTTGTACTTTAAAGACAAGACAGAATTTGACCGTTTTAAAGCGAACAGCACGTTCTCTGTATCTTTCCGTAGTGAAGATTCAGCCGGTAACGCTTATATCTGGACTATTCCTTCTATGCAGTATAACAGCATGGATGTAAACTCAGGCAGTTTGGATAGCGACATTATGTCTAGTACAGGGTATACAGCGTCTATTGACTCTACCACCAATTGTATGTTGCAGATTGATAAGATACCTGCATAACGTAAGTTTCAGGTAGGGGGTTTGTTTCCTTTACCCTTACCTGATTCAATTTAAAGGAAACAGTTTTTAATGACTTTTTTAAAGGAGACAGTCATGTTTAATATTGATTCAGTTGATAGTAATAAACAGAAAGAAGGCGTATGGCAGGACTATGAAGGTAGTCGGTTGACAAGGCGATTGAACGCAAGACGGCTGACCCAGAGGATTTGACTAACATTTATTGTAAAGCCTTATCAGAATACGTACTTTTGGATTGGGATAACGTAGCCAATGCGAAAGGGGAAAACGTACCTTACTCGCAAGAAGCAGCGATGCAGGTGTTGAAAAGTAACGAGGAGTTCAGGGATTTTGTGGCCGACATAGCTGGTAATCAGGCGATGTATGAGACAGAGTTCAAGGAGGCCACAGCAAAAAAATAGGGGATTATCTAGCATGGCATTTAAAGTACGGGGATAAACTCGATTTTTATGCCAAGCTAGAGGAGTCAGGGAAGGAAGTTCAGATTTTAAAAGAACGACCTTCTCTACCCCAGTCGTGTCACTTTTACTACGATATGTTCAGTAGGTTGAACCGTAGAAGAAGTGTTGGTATGAATGGACTACAACCGATAACTATTGACGCTATTAATGTATTATGTCATCAATATCAGTGTGATTTCACTGAGTTTTTTGATATAATCGACATGATAGATAGTCAGTACCTTTCTGTTCAACGAGAGATTTCAGATGCCCGTAGTAAACACAGCAACAGTTGAATTTAATGCTAAGGATGCGATGCGATCTGCCGAGAAATTTGAGGATATTCTCGCTAAGATTGACTCGACTCTGGAATCGGCTGACGCTACTCTAAAGGCATTTGAAAAATCTACTAATAAGATTGTTTCGGCTTTGGAGAAAAGTGCGAAGGGGTATCGGAAT